ATTAGGCTCTGCTGACAAGTCATCTGGCCGGGATCTTACGTATATTGGAGTCACGTCGACTCCTTTGTACGCATCGACCCCGCAGCTTTCTCTAAAGTTGCCTTCGAGAAAGCTCTTGTTCAAGTTGATTTTGAGGCCAACTTGTTCAAGCCAGGTCACACACTGATGAGCATAATCGGAGTTTACGATGATATCATCACCGTAGACTCTGATTTGCCTAGCCGCGCGCTCTACTCTCTCCCGAGTGGGCTTTAAACCCCACGCGTCCAAAATAGCTGCGATGCATGTTACTGCAAAACAGATACTCTGGACAGGGAAAGTAAGAGCGTTACCCATACCGGCAAACTTAGCCAGTGGTCGAGCCGATTCATCATCGGACTCAATCATGGTAGAACGGCAATCCATCATATGATCTAGAAATAGACCATGATGACTGAAAACGGCCTCTACAAGCTTTACGCTTAAGAGATCGCTTGCAGACTTCAAATCGATGGTTGCCCACTTACCAGTACGGGAGCCTTCCAAGGCAAGTTGTTGATTCTTGCTTTGGTCGGTAAGTGCCAGACAATTACTAAGTACACCACAACGAGAAATATAATCTCGGAGTAGAGTATTTAGACCTTGTTGAACAAACTGATTCAACATAGGCTCTACTGTAATTGTTCGTCGCGATGTCGAATTCTTCGCCACCGTGATTAGTCTGGCAGTACGGCTAGAGGCTCTGATTTGAGCGCTGAAATGTACATCGCCCGACACACTGAGTTTGGGCCTGTCTGATAAATCAGTCAGGGACACCCCAAAGTCAGCGTAGCCATAGCCATGTACGTCAAACTCTTCGTTCTTAACAGAGTTCAACAAAGCTACCCACTTCTGGTTAGCTTTTAAGCCCTCAAATACAGCACCAGGACCATGTTTGAACTGGATCTCTTCTAATGATTCCGAACAAAGATTCATTAGAACCAGTCTGGACACGTTGCCGATGAGATGTTCATGACGGGCAGGTATAACTACCTGACCGGCAATCTCGTCGCATCGAAAAAACTCAGCAACTGCCTTGTTATGGAGGACGTCTTCGTCCTCTGAAGGCATCTGAGTTTTCTTAAAGAGGTAAAGTGCTTCTCTAATGCACTTTATGAGGCCTTTGTCAGCCGTCTCTTTAAGCTTCCCGGTGAGCGGATCGAATACTTCGCAGAGCATACCTGAGAGAAATCTCGGGATTGCTCCCCCATCGGTAGTTTTAAAACCGATTGGGCAGGCGAACCAGCCAGAATTGATGCCCTTTGTAAAGGCATCACCTAAAGCTGGTAAAGCTTTGGTTAGGAAACCATAGCCTTCGTTTTCGAACCTCTTCTCGATCGTTTTGAGATCACGATCGAGGCCTTTCACATCAGGACAAAGTCTGTGGATATCATTCCACAGACACCGTAGGAGCACTACTGGACTTTTCATCAGTTCCTCCTTGAGGTATCTGATTCC